TTATTCACCTTCCTTCTTTTTTCCGCTTTGATAACTAAAAAAGGATTGAAACACCAATGTCAATAAGATCATCGTGTTATCAACCCCAAGTTCACCCCGAACCGCTAGAATCGCAAATATGACTGCTGCAATGATGGAGATAATGCTTTTAACATCAATCAACTTTGATACCCTTTTCAAAAAATCATTCATTTTTGAAATCCACCTTTCAATTAATTCTTGCTTGAATCTTTTCAATGGAATCCAGCCGCTTATGTGCTTGCTTCGCTGATTCTTCAACTTTAATGATTCGTTCACGACTTTCCTTAATATCATTTTTCACATTGGTCATTTCCGATTTAATTTCAGTTATCCCATTTCCAATGTTTTCAAGCTTTACAATTACGGTCGTTAGCTGTGACGCATCACTTTGTATATCCGTTTTCGCATTGCGCTTCATATTACTTACGCCCTGGTAGATTCCAAATGCTAGTGAAACGCCTGAAATCAATAATGCCACTTCAATTGTCATCGCAACCATCCTTTAATAAATGAACACCCTATCACTTAGTCGTAATTGACCAGTTAAAGAGTGTTCATTTAATGATATATTTAATTTGATTCAGTCGGTGTTGTGTCCAGTAACTCGAATCTTTCTACAAGGTATTCATAATCGCAAATACCAATATTTCCTTCCCTGTCCCTGTAAACGTACTGTCCTAAATTGACAACCTTCATTTTAGCCGCATCCATAATAATCCCTGCTCTTACTGCTCCATCTTCACCGTATTCAACCGTAATGGATTTTCCAGTAAGCGCAATGAGTTGCTGAATCGTTTCTCGTTCTGAATCTGCAAACTCTATTGCTTCTAGTTGATCGGTTGACCTGAAAATCTTAATCATCTTCAACACCCTTCGAATTGTTGTAGTTTCCTTCCGTTATTCGATGGCATACCATGCGAATGATTCATCAGCCTTGCCTGTATTGGTATCTATTCTAAGACCATCTACATACCAATGACCTCCGAATGATTTATAATAACCATTTTCATTTATTAGATTTGTCGAGATATTCCCCCGATGCGCTATCCCGAAGTAAGAACTCCAACGCTTGTAACGATAGAAAAATGTTTCCGGCGAAAAATCCAAACCTCGAACCCTAATGTAACCGTTAGAGTCTGTAACGCCCTCTCCCTGTGCCGTTCTCTTCATCGGAATTTGGTGAATCTTTTGCGCCAAAACGGTGTTAGAATCGTCGACTGATGCAACTATACTCTTAGTTGTAATAGCGTAGGCTAAAGCTTCCTTTTCCGCAGTGGTTAACCTTTCTAAAATTCCTTGTATACCAAATATGTTTACGTCCTTTGGTAGATTTTCAGCAGCAAGCTGCGGTGACGCTGCATATACCCACGAACTGCCATTATAGTACCCAGCTGGTGGCTGAAAAAATACTCTAATCCCCGGCTCTCTGGCTGTATCTGTCGCTAGTTGGTGATGGCTTTCAGCACTACGGTTGATCATCGTTCCTGTTAGACTATTCCCACCAGCATTACTAAACGTCTTCCCCGACAGCACATCTGCCGCTGTAGCATTCCCAGTCGCCTTGATAATCCCTGCCATTTTTGTAATCAACGAATCCCAACTTTCCGAAGTGGATGCCGAAATTCCTTTGGCAACAAGCGCGGCAACCACTTCCGCTTTTCGCTCATTGCCAAGCGTTTTTGCAGCTTCTGCTGCCATATTTGCTGCATTCGCCGTTGTTTGTGCCGCTGTAGCAGCATCATATGCAACTTTAACGGCTTTTGAAGTCGCAGCACGATCTTCACGGTTACTGTCTGTTGCACTAGATAATTGAGTAATACCAGGCTCTGTTGTCGTTGCAAGCGGCACTTCAACCTTGCTTAATCCATCTTCTAATTCCTTTAATTTCTCGTCAATTATGTCCGCATTGTTGTTGTTAACACCTATATCGTAAAATTCATCTTCACCTGGTTTTATCAAGTTATAATTTTTAGTAAACGTTGCCACTAATTTAACACCTCACTCCTTAGTTGTTGGTGCGTGTATGCAGCTAATTGACTATGCCTATACTGTTTCAAAAGTGAATTTTGATTGCACCTTAATTCAACTGTAAGAATCATATTTTGTGGTGTAATACGTTCCAGCATCACTTTCACTGCTTCGAATTGACCCTTAACAGTAAGTTCCACCTTTACTGTTAGACTTTTTTCAGCAACATTTCTAGTCATTTCATAATGACCTTCGCCCAGCAAACTGTTTAAAAGTTGTTTTGTCACTTTATAAGTGTACGGCGCTTGCTCCTGATTTTTAGTCAATATTCTAAATCTTCTAGTTTCTAAGGTGTCCGTTGCAGGGGCAGAAATATTTAGCATCTTCTCATAGCGTTCAGCGCCATCAGTATTAATCGAAGAAATAAATTGATTGTTAAGCACATCATCGACTTTATTCCATAGTTCAGACAGTGTGTGATTTTCAATATTTGCTATTTCAACTAACTCTTTTATTTCATGCAATACAGGCGGTAAGTAGCTTAATATATCAACTTCTTTAGGCACTAATACCACCCCTAACAGGTATTGACTCCATGTCCAATTCAATGTTCGATGATGTACCGTTTAACAGTGTGTCCGATATATCCAAGATGCCTTCAACGCTAAGTAACCTAGTTTCAATTTGGGACACTCTAACGATTAAGCCTGTGTGATCTTCCTCGTAGGTTTGAGCAGTTGCCCATTCTGTAGCTAATTCTTTAAAATAGTCATCAATGGCAATCTGCACACTTGATTCAACATCACCCCAATTCCAGCCGTCACGATAGGTAAGGTTCAATGTAATTTCAATCGGAAATTGATTAACGCCAACCACGGTGACAACGTGATCTATTGGCGCAATCCCCAAGCCTTCCCCTTGCTTATCTAATGGGTCAACTGCTTCCTGCACTTCATTAATCAATTTTTGGGTAGGCTTTTCAAAGAGTGAGTTAATAATGACTAGTTTTACTGTTCCTCCACCGTTCCAAGCCCTGTAAACCCGCACACCACCAACGCCGTTAAGTCCACCAACTTTACTTTTGTAATCAGCACGATTCCCACCAAAAGAAATTGAATTAAAACTGTTAAAGTAACGTTTTCTGAACACTTCGGTATCTTCTTCATCTTCACCAGGAATAAGTACACTTGTTAATTCAGCAGCGGTCAGACCGTCAATATAGTCAACTGGAATCAGTGTACCTAAATATTGGTTTCCAACTTCGCCGCTAGTCTCACATTCCAGTACGAATTCGCCTGTTGCGATTTGCTCAATGACTTCATAATTTAATTCATCCAGGCTGAACCGTGAACCAATGGGTACGTCAATGTTGAATACCCCTTTTAATTTTGCCTTTGTTGATCCTAGTGGGAATAACCCTCGTTCAGCCGCTCGCCTAATTAAGTATTCTCTTGGTGCGGTATCAGCAAAGACTAGATCAGTCATGTGCTTCAGTGTGACCAACATTTGTATGGTTTCTAAGGTGTTCGCCGCTGTCGCATTGAAAATTATTGAACCTTCTCTTCTATCAAGCGATTCATCAACCTGCATTAGCTTTTGGGCTAATAAATCCTCGTAACTTGTATCCAAATTAAATACTTCAGTCATTCTGATGATTCACCGCCGTTTCTTCTGTAAAATCGCCATAAATGGAATGAACAGTGAAGGTTACGTGTAACTTCTTCTTATTTCTGTTAAATTCAAAACTATCTACACCTGTAATTCTTTCGTCCTGTAGTAAAGCTTCCAGAATTCGTCTTTTCACTTCAGACATAACAAAATCTATAGGTTTACCAATCAAATCATTGCTTTCAAACCCATAGTTCCAGCTATAAATGATGTGTTCATATCTTTCACATGACAAAATTAAAAAAATCGCTTGTTTCAAGGCTTCGATTTCATCAATCTTGCCAACAATGCGATTTTTATCAAGATTCAATTTGAAGGTTTTGGTTGGTTGATTTTCAAGTTCAAAGTCATGTTGTAATCCATCATTGGTTGGAATCATGCACCTATCACCTTCTCTAGTACAATGTACCTTTGACCGCCTTGAATTTGAAGAAGAATGACCTCATCACCAATATCTAATGCGTTATGAATCTTATATTTCTCCGTTCGGTGTTCAACTGTCATTTCTACTTCATAATCCCTTACATTATTGGTCAAAATTAATTGAGCAATGCTTAAAGTAAGCTTTTGTTCAACTGTGATTTTTAAAGGTTCAACACTCGTAACCGTTCCAAACACAATGGATGTTGGCTTAGATTCCAGCATAGCTTCAAGCGCTGCACGTTTAATTAGTTTGGCAATATCATTCATATTATGCAACGAAATCACCGCCCCTTAATTTCAAATCCATAAAGTGTTCATTGTTTTTGAATATATGTTTTGCAGTTTCAACAATCATATAGTTTTGTACATTCACATCACCAAGACTCAATTTCACTACTACACTACTTCCACCCCGAACACGAACATCACCAAATGCATCTTTCACACTTAGATTTCTTGTTTTTCTGTTATAGAGTGCAAGTAGCGTATCAGCTTTAACCTTTCCATTAGTTTTTTCTTGGATGGTTTCGAAAAGCTGAAGTATCCCCCAATTGTTCATGTTATTTGAATCCTGGGCAATATAGATTTCACGTTTCCCTGTTTTCTCGTTCTCATAGGATAACTTAATTTTGTTGTAAGTATTACTATCAATACTTGAAGTGTAATCATAGTTTTCAGCGGTATCTTCATCAAGTAGAAGATCAAGTTTCATGGATTCAATATTTTTCAAAGTTAATTTTCCGAAATCATCATATAACACATACAACTGCTTTTTGTTTTCTAGCGTTAAGTCCAAAGCATTTTGAATCATATCAAACAATGTTTTATTATCCTCGACTCTAGAAGCAATTTTATAAGGTGTATTCTCAATTGTTCCTGTGTTAAGTCTAAAATCCGCTGCAATCATTTTTATAAAATCACTAGCAGTTTTGTTTGTGTAAACGTAAGTATCTTTATTTTTTAAGTATCTAAGTTGATCGTAAGCAATAACATTAATTGTGTTACCCTTATCACGTTTCTTTGTAAAGATGAATCCATAAAAAACGTTTTTACCACCGAAGTTTAATCTGACTGCATTTCCTTCTTGAAAATTAAGTGACCCATCTTTAACAACGGTAAAGGTTAATTTTCCTGGAACGCCTTTTCTCGCAGTTTCCCAGGTGATTCCCTCTTCCACTACTGGATAGAAGATATTTGAACCGTTTTGAATTATTAATTCAATCTTATTCAAGTCTTATCACCTGCCCAACATGAATGATGTTAGGATTCTTAATGCCATTTAGCTTTGCAATTTCAGGATACTTCGCACCGTTCCCAAGGTACTTTTTGCATATCGACCAAAGGGTTTCACCTTTAACAACAACATGTGTTTTAGGCGTTACTTTTGACACTTCTCTTGATTTTGAAGTTGATAAAACAGCAACTGCCTTTTCATTTGTTTGTTGCTGGGTAATTGTGGCGGTTTTAACGCCAAAATCCCTATATTGCTTTAACTTAATGGAAATCATTAAATCAAATCCATTCTTCGCATCCTCTGTGATGGTATAATCTTCAAGCGATACTTTAATGTTTGTATCAAAAAGAAGATTTCCCTTTGGTGATACTCTCGATACGATGAACTGGAATTTACTTTCTTCCGTTTTCAATTTTTCAATCTTATCAAGAAAATATGCTGCTGGTTTAAATCCATCTTGATAACTTGCAAACGGGTACTGCATTTGTGGAATTATTACGTCAAATGTAATTTCCGTTAAGCCTGGTCTTTTTAAAAGATTGACTTCACCTTCATTTATTAAAGTAATAGTATTATTTTTATTAGAAATTTTGGTTTGAAGTTTAGACGGGGCAATTGGTAATAGAACGCCATCAAGGTAAAAATTATAAGCCATTACACATTTGCCCCCTCTGCAATACTCTCAATCGTTTCTTCCAGTGCTTCACCAAAGTAAGATACAACTCCATCCAAATCCATTTCACTGTTAATATTATTGTGATTGGTCATTTCAACTTTTACTTCAGCAGTGGTGAAACGGTTAATTGTTTCTTGTTCTGCCAAATCCCTTAAATACTTTAAATCTTCTTCAGTAGCATCCATTGAATTCGCCATTTTCGCTGTGTTCGCCGCTGTATCCGACATATCACTACCAAAGCTCATTTGGTCAGCATAATCACTTAAATCATTACCGCCGCCCAATATACTTGATAGATCAAATTTTTCCTCCATGTTTTTCCCAAAATCATATCCTGCATTATAGGCATCACCATATGCAATGCGCTCCAATCCAAGATCAGATACGCTTAAATCAAGTTCATCCATAATGTTTTGGTAATTTTCATTGGGTGCATACTCTTTGACCGCTTCATCGGCTAAGTCTTTTAACCCTGCTCTCCAACCCGCAACAGTATCAGCCATGTTTGAACCAAATACAAAATCCATAGCAGAAGCGATTTTTTCAAGTGTAGCGAGAACGCCATCGGCCATACCTTGAAACAGATAGATAATTGAAGATACAGGGTTTGTAAACACGTTCCCAATAAAATTAGCAATTTTAATAAAAGGATTTATTAATGCATTAATCACACCCAGGATAAGTTCAAATACTCCCAAGAACAAATCCCATAGAAAAGCGCCCAATGTTGCAAAAACACCTGCAATAATACCAGTTGCACTAGCAGATGTACCAGCAAACTTATTAATTGCAGCGACTACGGCGTAAAACAGCGCTATAAGAGCAATGATCAAAAGTATAATCCAAGTTATAGGACTGGCTAGTAACGCTGCATTTAACCCATGTTGCGCAACAGTTGCCATGAAAGTTGCACCTGATTGCGCTGCTGTAGCTGCGGCATGAATACCTTGCATGATGGCTTGTGCAGCCATAATACCATTAGTTATAAGCGAAACGGCATTATAAGCGACAAAGGCTGCAACCAACCCCCAAATGATAGGTGAAATCCATGACCAATTGTCATTAAAAAATGCCCCAATTGACGCAACTATATCGAACAACTCTATTAAAACGGATGCCAAAACAGTAATTGCACCGATAATATTGTTAACAAGAGTATTGAAATTATCACTGTTTCCAATGTCACTCATGCGCTCCAAAATCGGTTGAAAAGCCATTAATGCTTGGTTTTCAATTTTTGTCCAGGTTTGTGAAAAGGTAACGGGCATACTTTCAAATTGTCGGTTAATTTCATCCGTTGCCGATAACATCGCATTCTTAACAATACTTGCCGTAATTTCGCCATCTGACGCCATATCTCTAATTTTTCCAATAGGAACATTTAGGTAATCCGCAATAGTTTGAATGACATTTGGTGCAGCTTCAAAGACTGCGTTCAACTCTTCACCTCGAAGAACTCCTGAACCTAAAGCTTGGGTTAACTGCAAACTTGCAGAAGCCATCTCCTGTTGGCTTGCGCCAGCGATAACGAATTGCTTATTTAGGTTTTCAGCAAATTGAATAGTTTCGTTGTTGGACGAAAAGGCATCGCCCGCCCTTTGTCCTAACTTTGCAACAATGTCTGCCGTATCCAAATAAGCTGCCCTTGATCGTTGAGCAGATGCAAATATCTTGTCTTGAAGAACAGCTGTTGACTGTTGCCCGTCATTCATCAAATTTAGGCGGGCAGTAGTTTGGGAAATCGTATCTGATAAATCAACTACCTTTTTAATACCTAGCGCAGTAATAATTGCCGTACCTACTTGTTTTACCTTTTTGACCAACCCATCCGCAGCAGTTTGACCATTTCTTATATCGTCATTTAACTTCTTTTGTGCTTCACTCGCTTGCCTAATTTCTTGTTCAATATCATTGAATGCCGTTTCTGCCCTTGCTAACTCCTGCCTTGCAGCTTGGATGCTTGCTGTATCAACTGCATGACTTGATGCAGTTTGCAGTGCTTCAAAGCTATTTAGCACAATGTTCATTGCATTATTCATTGATCTGAATGCAGGTGACATTCCGTCTGTGATTTGGATAGCAGTCCTTATAGTAGCCATGTTTTCACCTACCTTTATACAAAGAAAACAGGATGACTCAATGAATCATCCTGTCCTTACTTCTTTTTCTTCTTTAACTTATCAGCTTGCTTCTTGTCATTTTCCAACTTAATTTGAACAGAAGCAATAATAAAGGCTTTTTCTTCCCTTGGTAAAGATAAATATTGATTTGGAAGTATTTGGAGTTTATGAAGGCAATAGTATGCAATATTAGCATCAAAATCACCTTCGTTGATTAGTTTTTTGCTTCATCCACCATTTCTTCCATCGTCATTTCGAAACCGTTCACTTCTTGGATTTTTGCCAGGTAATCAGCATATTCTCCAGGCTTGAGCATCTTTTTAAGCAATGCATCGTTACCCATTACACCATAGCTATTCTGAAGTTCTGCATCATTTAAATTAGGATATACCGTACATCTAGCTGCAAGTTTCCCAAGATATTTATTGTAATCTGTTTCCTGTGTGAACTGATTCCTTTTTCCCGGAATCGGAACTTTACGAGTACATGATTTTCTGATTGCTTCATCTTCTTCAGAAGTGATGCAGCAGATTTCCCATTCAATAGGCTTGGTAACCGGTCTACCTTCTTTATCTATCTTTTGTTCACCTGTTTCTCCATCAATCACAGGTTCAACAAAACGTTTAGATGCAACATATCTAATATTTTCGTCTTGTAAAGCGTTTTGACTTAGGAATGCACTTAAATTACTCATTATTTTTCACCTTAACCTTTCAAATATATTACTGCATACCTGGAAGCATTTTGAACTTTTCAGGGATTTCAAAATCCTCAAAGGTGAAATCCATATCTTCGTCCAAATATTCAGCGTCAGCATCAAACTTAGCTAGAATTCCACCATCAATATTGCAATCCTTTAGAATTACAGTCTGACGGCCAACAGATGAGGTTGGGTCTTCATTTGTAATTTGAATATCAAAATAAACGTCCTCCCCCGTTTCCTTGAAACGGTAAAGAATGTTCCTGAAGATTGAAGTATTGTAGTGGAAGGTTGCTGAACCTGTACCTTTCCAACCAGTTGATTTATTTCCCTTACCTGTTTTACCAAGGATGGGAATTTCACTTTTGGTTTTTTCAATGCTTGCTTCGAGATTGATTGCTTGCATGAAGTTATAACGATTACCTTCAATCGTTATAAAGCATTCCGCAAGGGAAGCACTAACCGCATCTTTCGCCTTCATTGTTCGCTCCATATTTCTTCAACCCCTCTCTTATTGGACAACAGTTGTCATGTAAAGCTGTGCCATGGCATTTACCACTGTTACAACATCTTGAACTACAACCGATTTTTTAGTGTTTCCTTGTGTGACTTCAACATCATCAGCTTTGAAATCTTCAATTGCTCTGATATTTTGAAGTTCTTGACGGTGCTTAACCACATCGTTCCAAAGTGAAATCCTTCCTGAAGCGTCATTTGGAATATTACCAAGATATTTGGTATTGAATAGCACCGCAGTATCAATAGCAATTTGGTCAAGAACTCTGATAGTTTGGTTACTGCTAAAGTCTTCATTTTTTTCGTCAGTAAAACTTGTGAAGCTGTTTATATCTTCAAGAACACGAATTTCGTCACCAACTTTGTGAAGTATAAACTTCCCTGTTTTTAACGCAGCTTCAAGTTCAGTTTGCTTGTAATCCACATTAACTGTAAATTCACCGTCATATTTCTTATTTGTATTACTTTTGTTGATTGCACAACCTGCCAAAATTCCAGTTACCCAGTGTACCAACGCAGCTTCATTCACATCATCCGTAACTTTATTTTGAAGATTAATAACCCCTTCAAAATCAGCTTCAGTACGGTATACAACAGTTTGAAACTTTACCCCAACATCATTTCTCATTCGCTTAGTAAATTGAACAAACAAATTAGTAATAGCAGGTGCAGTGGACAAACAACCAAGCGTATTGAAGGAGTAGGACTCAATTTTGTCTAAGAACTTTTGATATTCAGTACCAGTAACAGCAGCACCATTCGTTCCACCAGTGAGTGGCGTTCCTGCTGTTTCCGCTAGTGTTGCATCGGTATCAAAATCAACAAATTCATTAGATTTCAATTCTGCTGCTACCCCAACAGTTTGAGAATCAACCTTCATTGTGCCAAGATAAGTTTCAACGTCAAATTTGGTATCATCGTCTACGTTAACTGAAATAACTATTTGAAGATCATTACCACGAATACCAGTGTATTTGGCATTCGCATATACACAAGATGCCTTAACACCATTGTTCAATTTATAGAAGTAACCCGTCCTAATATTTTTGAATAAATCTCTTAATCCTTTTAATTTTGGGTGACTGTAGTCATATCCAAATATTTTCAAAGATTCCTTCTGAAATTCACTCACTTCAACGGTAAATACTTCGTCATCAACACCCCAATCCAGTTCTAGTGCCATAGCAGCATAACCCCGATCACTAAGACTTGTGGCTATCCTAGAAGCACTAATAAAGTTCATATATGAGCCTGGTAATACTTTGTTCTGTGTGATAAATGTACCGCCGCCAAGCGCCATATCTATTTCACCTTACCTTTCATAAAATCATCAATTAAACCTTCTACTTCATCAAAGTCATAAACTGTGTCATCTTTCAAAAGCATATTTAGCAGGTCTTTTCTGTGTGTATATCGCTTACTTGAAATCAACTGTGACTTTGTGAATTTTGCTTTTTCAGGCGCTTCAAC